GCACCTGTTGACACGACAAACTCACCACCCGTGGCTGTTACTGCGCCTGTACCAACTACGCTAGTAGTATCACGCAACGCGGATAAGCCTAGTGCGGGATTAATCTCGATAAGCGAAGTTCTTTCTGTGGTTATTAGTTCACCAAAAAGGTTGCGATTACCTGCGATTTCGTCAACAGTTAAATTCTCATAGCTACCAGCAATGGTTTTGCCCACTAAAACGCTTCTGTTTAATGAAGTAGACATAGCTGAAGATATAAATGCCTCAGTGCCTAAGACCTGTGGACTCAATGCCGTCGTTAAAAACTTAGTGTCAAAGTAGAAGTCTGCCTGACCAGCCGCGTCTGCTGTGAATCTGTAGCGTACATAGGGCGTAAAGGCTGGTGCAGCGAACATCTGAAACCCAGACCCACCGATGTAGGGGATTGTCAGCGTTCTTAGCACATCTGCGCCAACAACGTCTTCAACAAAGTCAACAACAATAGTGCCATTAACGTCTGAAAGAACGTCTGTCTGCACCTGCGTATAGTTAACAAGGGAAAGAACGCCTGAATCATAGGTTTGACCGTTTGTCAATAGATCACTTGTTGAAAAAGCAAGTCCATTAACTTTATTCGTTACATAATTACCGTCAGGCTGTACACCTACAGCAATAGCTTTTGTTCTTGTTGTGCTATTTATTATACTCATGCTATTGTCTTGACCAAGTAATGAACCCTTCCACTAATTTGTGTTGATGCTGAGTTAGATATAATGAAAGCACCTGCTGTTGTAAACCAAGGCTCTATATCATAGTCAAGCATTACTGACCCACCTGAAGGTAAGTCTATAGCTCCAGTTAAGTCTGTAGCCCCATCTTTAAATTGTATTGTTGTGTCCACCGTTGTTACAAACCATATCTTGTAGATAAGATTCTGTTTTCCTGCTGGTGGTGCAGATAGTATAGTGTTTGACGCACTTCCTGTTTCGTCAATAGCTACACTCTCTAATTCTGTGTAGTCACCCAGCTTTTTATACTTGGTGTCTACTAGCACTCTTCGTCATCCATTTCGTTGCGTTCGTTCTTAGGTCTATTGGCTTTTAATATTGACACTAGAGCTTTAGCTAAGTTAATAGCCATCTCATTTGTATCTTGTGCCTCACCTGAATGGGTTACAGTTGGTGTATCTTGTAATCCTACTTGAAACAATTTACCGTCCATTATATTCTCCAAAAGAGAGGGGCATTTCTGCCCCAATCAAATTTACCAAGCAGGTCGCCCTACTACGGCTTTAACTGTAGCACCATTTAAGCCATCTGCTGCAAACTCAGCCTCATCCGCCATGACCTGAACAGTCAAGGTGTTTGCTGCTGAAACGTATGCGTTGCACATAGCCTCATTAGAGCCATCATTAAGGTCAACAGTAAGGGAAACGCCCATTACCATATCACCCAATGCTAATCCAGTTACGGTTACGTCAAACTCAGTGATTGTGGTTAAAGCTACCGCATCTTGATCGTCAATGGTGGCTTCTATCGTCCACACATTTGAAAACCAACTTTGCGGGTTGCCCCACTCACCAGATGTTTCTTTAACCTTCGTAATTGTATTCGCCATTATAACCTCCTAGTTATAAAGGGGGCTTGCGCCCCCAATTAGATTAAGCAGGTACGACAAATGCTGTAGCAGCGTCATCACGTAACTCACCAACACCATACAGTGTATCAGCGGTGAACAAATCACCAAGATATTCCTGTTTGTACTGGGTTTGTGTGCGAACACCTAACTGCTCAACGTGAACTGCGGCTGATTTGTGAATCAACATACCCGCACGATACTTGGTATCGGTAGGAGATGACGTATTCCAGTCAACAGTAAGTCCAAACGTATCAGAAAATGACGCGCCAGTAGGTGCAGTAGACGTAAAAGTTACGGACTGCGTACCAGTTTGGTCATTAACGTGAATCCAAGGACACTGTGTAGAAACGTATACAGGGATACCGTATAAGTCACCAACATAGCCTGTGCGGATTGCGTTAGCAGCACCAGCTTCACCCGTGAAGGCTTGCTCTGTGAAACGAGAGAGACCTAAAAGGTTCTTCTTTTCAACAGGTGGAATAACGAATACACGCTCTTCCATAGGTACGTCAGCGTCATCAAGGGTTTGAATCATTTGACGAATACCAGCATCTGCAAGTGCAGCACCGTTACCAGTGTTAGTATTAGCTGCGCCAGAGAAGGTCGTTGAACCGTCTGAGCCTAATACCGCTGTTTCATACAGGTTAGTAGCACCTGCAATAGAACCAGCTTGGAAAGTAGCACCCAACTTGTGTAAGTCTTGGTCTACCTGTTTAGCAAGCGCAAAACCTGCGTCATCAGTGTAAAACTGACGATATGAGTCGATTGCTTGAACACCAGTAATATCCTCGATCATACGAGAGTATTCATAGTGTTTGTTGATACTAATTGAAACCTCAGTCTCAACATCAGCAATAAGAGTTACTTGCGTTTCAGCAGCTTTCGCTGATGCAGCGCCACGAGTTCCTTTTGGAATGTGTAAAGTATCACCCTTTTTGCCGTTGTGAGATATCTTGGTAACAAGATTGGCAACAACTAGGTTGCTTTTGAAAGCACCTATGATTTCGTCAGACCAAATCTCAGGGATAAATTTATCCTGAGTCGTATTGGTGACGTGATTAGTTCCTAATGCCATGTTAATTCTCCTTTAAGCATAGTATAGTTATCGAACCCTTCCCTCAACATAGGCTTGCTTGAACTCGTCTGCTCTAGCCCAGTATTCTTTCGGGTTTGTGGCTCGTAAATTGATTAATTCCTTACGCTTATAGACCTTTGTGCTTGTCTGCCCTGAACTGCCTGATTCCGTTGTCATTTCATTGACACGCTCCTGCTGTGCTTTACTGTCAGGTTTAGCTTGTTCTGCTTTTGGATGCAGGGCTTTAAACGTGGACAATAACTCATCTGCTGAATTAAAATCTAGGTTGACGTTAGCGCGACTGTATAAGTCTTGGCGTACGGGGGATGAATTTACCCATTCTCCAAATTCACTTGATTGTACTACATCCATAAAGTCAGGGTGCTTGTCTGCTAGCTTCTTCTGCACATTGGCAGAGTCATTAGCGGATAGTTTTTCCGTGACTGGTCGTAGTTTTTTCTCAACTAATCTGTCGATGGATTTCAAGGGGTTGTCGTAGTCAAACTCGTCTTCATCATCAGCTTCATCAGCCTTTGGTGCAGATTGTGCAGTTTGCAATTCTCGTTGTACTAATTGGTCAGCAAGTTTTCGGGTTTCCCCAAGCTCCTGTGCTTGCTTACCGTACTGTTTTTCTAGTTCACTGTATGATTTAATAATGTCATCTAGTTCTTTGCCTTTAAACTTCTCAGGCACTTCAACTGATGGCTTTGCTTCAACAGGTGCTTGTTCTTCGGTTACGTTAGTCTCCTCTTCAACTAGCAAATTGCCTGTCGGTGCATCTTCTTTGTTTACAACTCTATCTCTATCACTCATTTTTTGTATGCCTCTATGTGTCTTTTATCCCATTTCATGGCTGCGCCAGGGAAGTCACCCGAAACTCCTTCCAATGTAAAGATAGGAGAGCTAATAATAAACTCGCATAATTCTTCGCATTCTGGACAGGGCTTTGGTGCTTGTCTGTCATTCATTTTACATGTATAAGAAAACTTACCATGCTCTATACATCTGTACTCGTATATCATTCTTCTAAACTTTCTTCTGGTATTTCTTCATCTAGGTTCTCTTTGCTCATTGTCGCTTCTAAACCTAAAATCATATCTAATGCGTGAAGATTACCTTTCACCTTCCCTATGTCCTCTAAAGATGCTACGCTACTCCAAGCATTGTCTTTGAGGTTTGTTTTGTATGAGGTTATACTCTCTGAAAACAGTTTCCAGCCTTCTGAGCCAAACATATCTTGATAAGCATCATACGTTGCCTGTTGTTCCGGTGTCATTCATTACTCCTTGTGGTTGTGCTTGAGGCATTTGGGCTGCTTGAGCCTGTTGTGCCTGTTGCGCCTGTTGTTTGTCGCTATCAGTCATCATCATTCCAGTCATTAGCTGTAACTCATCCATGAATCCCTTCTGACGTACTCCATTTGTTTCAGCTTCTTTCTTCTCAGCTTCGACAAGGTTGAGTATGCCCTTAGTTGTCTTGAATGCAGCATCATTCTTAGCGATGAAATCCTGTGTTTCAGCCTGTTTCTGTGCAGCTTCTGCTCTAGGATCTGGTTGTGGCTGTAGTGACTCTTGCAGTTTTCTATCAATTATTGGTAACATTTCTTCTCTGTTCGAGATGGTACTCAGTTGATAGAGTGACTTAATGAGCATCCAGTACGAGGTACTGTTAGGCTCGGTTGTGTTAAGCAACTGTACAATTTGCTGTGTTTCTATTTCTCTAGCCATAATGCCTAAGCTAGAATTGATAACAAAATGTAAGTCAACTAACGGGTACTTCTCAGGGTCTGCTTGCATATATCTCCAAGCTGATTTCTTGACCCATTCATCTAGTAAGTTTACCTCAATATTTAAAAGTGTCCTCTTGTTTCGCTTAATGCTTGAGGAGACAATCATTCCCATACCACCCGCAGTCTGATTACGAGGGTTAATGTTTGATGGTGCAGCAGCTTGGAATGCCCCTGTACCCATTTCTACCATTCTTTCTAAGTCTCCAGACTGGTTAAAGCTTGAAGGAGGTGGTGGATTAAAGTTAATTGGCTGTATTGCTTCACCTACGTTACCATTGGTAAAGATAGCTCGTCCGGGATATACTTTAAACTTCGTGTTTAAGTCTCTAGGGACTAGGCTTGCGTTAATACCTATCATAGGGCTTACAGCGAATGCCATAGCGTCTATTCTAGCTCTTAACTCAGCATCTAATGCCTTCTGAGGGCTATAGCCTTTCTCTGCTACACCTCTACCCCAAAATCTATTCGGGACTCTATCATGTTGGTATGCAATAATACTTCTATCCTGCATAAAGAAGGGGTTCTCAACGGCTCTTAATAATACGCTGTCATTAGCTATCGTTATAATAGCTTCTACCATTCCTGCTTCTTCTTCCTGTGTCTCTGGAGTAAGCCCTAATTCTGCTTCTACCATTGCACCTATAGGCTCTAAATGCTCTTTAGGCACTTTGCCGTGATATTCTGTTATTTTAACCCAGTCAGTCTTGCTTGTCGGGGTTGTTTCACCGTAAGAGGAGAAGTCTGTGTCATCTGAGAACGTACCTAGGTCTATGTCAGCATAAAGACCTGCTTTCTGCTTAGCCTTTACTTTATTGACATTACTGTACATAATGTGAGCACAACCCATAGCCTCATCAATGCTTCTCGCTAGAGGGTCAATAACGAACTCTCTAGGGTCTATAGGAAGCAGTTTAACGCATGGTTTAAGCTCCTCTACGCTTGATAGAGAGCCATCTTCATTAACTTTAGGCATTCTACTGCGTCTACTGTCTACGACTACCTTAGCAATTCCTGTGCCGTATATAGCCCCATTTAAGACCACTTCTGCAATACTAGCGGGTACTTTATTCAGATCATACTCTTTAAGTAGCTGATCTAAGAATATACCCATGCCTTGCTGCATCTCAGGGTCTTGTATGGTGTTTTTATCAATATCTACCCATTTCTTTTTAGAGAATAAAGCTTCCTCTAGTTCTGATACCGTTACTTCAATAGCTTGCTGTAATGCTGGCGATATGAGCTTACTTCGCTCTGATGAACGCAACTTATCGTTTTCTTTCCAGATACCTCTCCAAAGTCGGTAATATTCATCCCACTTTGCCTTATAATTATTATCTCGGTAGTCTTCCCATTGTTCAACACGCTCAATAACCCACGATACTAATGAGTCTGTTCCTGTGTCTTTCTTTTGGTCTGGTAGTCTATTCATAAGTGTTTGTATTCTTTCATTTTAGTACCCACTAATTTCATCCATCATGTCCCATGTATCTACTACAGGGTCATCAATGTAGTTAGTTATTGCTATTTGGTCTATATACGCAAGTGCGTCTAGCATGTCATCGTGGCTTAATGGGTTAGGGAAGTCCATCGCTTGATCCACTAATTTTGTTAAGAAGTCTTTCGGGCTAAAGGATATTCTTCCGTGTTCTAGTCTACCTTGTAATGCCCATGTAACCCTGTCTATCTTTCTTTGACCACCGTGAGATAGTTCTACGGGGGTGAAGTAAAGATTTAGCCTTCTCATTTGGTCGCTCAGGTAAGGCATGATAGCGTTTTTCAGTGATCCACCTTCAATTCCTATTCTCATTGGTCTGTAGTCTTGATAAGCCTTAATTATCTTAATGCTTGTCTCTCTAACATCCCATCTACCCGTTTGAATGTCTTCAACATGCCATCCGTAAGTACCTACCTTTACGATTGCTATTGCATGTTCATCCAAATTAGCCAGTCTTGACTTTGTTTTCTTCGTA